TCAGGCGTTTTTCAGCACTTGCAGGAATACGCCGTTGACAGCCTGGGCCGTGTGGGCGGCATCCCCGGTAAGGGTGTGGGCATAGATGCCGAACGTGTCCATGTCCGCGCTGTGGCCCACCAGCGACTTGACTTCCCCGGCGGGCAGCGTCTTGACCACAGACACAAACGTGTGGCGCAGCTCGTACAGGCTGCACGGGGTCAGACCATTGGCAGCGCAGTAGGTTTTCCAGCGTTTGTAATAGTGCTGCTCGTTGGTGATCCGGAACACGCTGCCAAGGCCCCCGGCGGCTTCCCGCTGTTCATCCAGGACGTGGCAGGCCAGGGCCGACAGCTGGAACGACCGCACCGCGTTTTCATTCTTGCCCCGCGTCTGCTCCCCCTCCACGTTGACCGACCGGCTGACGTTGACCATGCTGCCGTGAATGTCTGCCCAGTCCAGGCCGATGACCTCGCCAGGGCGCAGGCCGGTCAAGACCTGGAAGCGGTAGGCGTTGATGTATTCATCTTCCACGGTCTGGCCCCGGTAGGTGGTCGTGTCCACATTGAACAGCTTCACCAGGTCGGAGGGCTGCAAGATCGTCTTGCCCTTGTACCGGGCCCCGGCGGGGATTTTCAGTTCTTCCGGGACGTAGGCGGACAGCCTGGCCTTGCGGCAGTATTTACAGAAAGCCCGGAGATCAGCGGCCAACAGCTTGAGCACCTTGCGGCTGCGCCCGGCAGCGTAGGCCGTGTTGATGATTTCTTGCAAGTCCTGATCTGTCAGCTGATTGACCCGCCGGGAGCCAATGGCGGGCAGAATCCAGTTGCGCCAGCGGCTTTCCGTGGGCCGGTAGTTGGTCGTGCATGTCGTTTGCTCTACCTCATGCAGCCACAGCGCCCCAGCTGCGGCCACCCTTGGCGCTCTGGCGGCTATGCCAACATCTAACCAGGCATCTGCCTTGGCGTTGGCTTCGCGCTGTCCTGCGCGGCCTGGGCGGCTGCTGTAGAAGCTCTTGCGCTTGCCATTTTGCTGCACGTCAATGCGCCACATCTTGCCCGTCCAGCGGGCGGTGTTTGTGCGTTTACCCATAAAATAAAACCTCCTTACAGGTACACTTTGACAAGCCCACCTGAAAAGAGGTATAATAGCCTTGCGTAGGGGCTTATTCCGCTTTTGGGGTGAGCATCTATTCAAAACCGTTCACGGCTGCAACCGTGGGCGGTTTTTTCTTTTGTATTGAAATCCCCCCGGCATAGTGGCCGGGGAAAATTTAGGCGTTCGCACCACCGACTGGGGACCTTCAAAAATAAAAAATTCCCGAAATGAAAAGGTGGTTTTTGGATGAGGTCAGCCAGAGCTACCCCATCCAAGGGAGTAAGCCGGGCTGACGGCCTAAGTCTGGCTTAGGGGGCGTTCTGTTTTGGAACGACCTTGCATGTGCCTGATTCGTGGCAACAAGGGGCGGTGTTAGATCGCACCCCTTTATGGGGTGGTGAATCGGATTCACTGCCCTGTTGGTGACAGTAACCAGATTACGGCCATAAAGGGAGCCGGGCGGGGTGGACAGCCTTGACGGGATGGGGGAAACTCACTCCATCGGGGAAAGGTGGTTAGTGAGAAAATAAAGCTATTTTCCCTGGTTATCTTCAAGTCTGTACTTTTTCATGCAAATTAGCTCTTGCACTCTTCTGATTGCCTCTATCTGCCCAAAACGGTTTAATCCAGAAAAGTAACCGTTCATGAGTGTGCGAAGTTCATCTTCTGACCAAATATCAAAGGTTTTCAAACACAATTTTTCTATTTCCCCATTTACATACGCAATGTCGGCATCTGACATTACGCCATACTCATAATCGAGATTTTCGCTAAATGCTTTTGTATCAATGCGTCCATCATCTTGAACAGATAAATCAAGTGCTTGCTTGATGGCATCCTGTTTATACTGATTATCCTCCGATATACCGTATAGTGATGAAACTGGAACATTCAAAGCATCTGCTATTTTTACCATAGATTGGTACTTTGGCTCTCGCCGCCCTGTTTCCCATTGGGCAATAGATTGAGAAGTTATACCAAGGCGTTCACCAAGTTCTTTCTGCGTTAATCCGGCATCTACACGGATTTTCTTTATATTTTCTCCAATTGACATAATATCACCCCACTTATAGGATAACACACGCCATTAAAAAAATCAATCATAAGATTGCAACTTGCTATTGACTTTAGCTTTTGACTGCTGTATAATGCGAAATGAAGTCAAAAGACTTCAGCATGATGTGGAGGTAAAGCAAATGTCAAAATCAATCACAGTTGACCGTATCAAGCTTATTGCCGAGATGGCTCGGCAGAACATCACCGGCGAGGAACTCGCGCAAAAGTCAGGCGTGAGCCGATGCTCTATTATCAAGATGCGCGGCGGCAAGCCTGTTTGGAGAACCACGGCGACACACGTTGCCCGCGCGCTTGGCGTTGAGCTGGACGCACTGAAAGAGGAGGTGTAAACGATGCCCGCGCGCTGGGTGTGGACGTTGCGGAACTTTTGACAGATTCTTTAAATTTGTCTATGTGTACAGGGGTTATAGCTGTTAGTAATACAGGGATATACCCCTACCACAGAAAAACGCTGTGACACCCAAAAAACAGGGCTTCCCACGCGTTTAAGAGCTAAAGCAGAAAGGAACTTGTAAAATGATCTATTTAACCGATGAAATCGCATTGACCGCAGATTCTATGCAATACACCGTTGGCAAGCCGGTGGAGCGCCCCGGCAAAGGGGTGGAAATGAGAGATGCCAAGTATTACTTAAAACTTGGCGCAGCGCTTCAATCCGTTGTTGCCGACCTTGTCCGCGCAGGTGTGGCGGACGGCCGTATTACCGAGCTGCGCCAGGTCGTGGCCGAACAGGCCCGGCTTGAACAGGAGTTCAGCGAGAAGCTAAAGGGGGTGTATGTCTGATGGTGATCTATGCCACCGAGTACGAGAAGCGGCTGATCGTGCAGGCCTTGCGCGATTATGCCAGAAACTGCCCCGGTGGGGCACAGGATCAGGCCGCCACGCTGGCCGCTGAAGTTGAACAGGCCTACAGGCCGTAAGGAGGTAAACCATGTATAGACCATTCTACAATCTGCGCGTCCGTTTCGCCCAGTGTGAGATGTCGCAAAATGAAGTTGCCCGCGCTGCAGGGATGGCGTCCAGCACCATGACCGCCCGCATGACTGGCGCACAGCCGTTTGATGCGTGGCAGATGGAAGCCATCGCCGCCGCGCTGCACATCCCGCCGGAGGAGTACAGCAAGTATTTCTTCGATCATGCAAAGGCGGCGCGTTGATGTCAAGAAACGCGTTTATCAGTTGGTACAAGATGTTTGTAAGGCTTGAAAGTGTTTTTGAAGCTGCCCCGGACGATGCAGCAGGGCGCGCCCTGAAAGCGTCGTTTGTATATGCCAGAACGGGCGAGGTGCCCGAACTTGACCCTGTTGCAAATATCCTGTTTTCATCTATCCGCCCCAGTATTGATGAATCCGCCGGGACGTTCGAAAATATCAGCGCAAGGAACAGAGAAAACGGAAAAAAGGGCGGCAGACCGACAAAGCATAGCACGCCAGAAACCCAAAATAACCCAGAAAACCCAAATAACCCAGAAAAAGCAGAAGTAAGAAGTAAGAAGATAGAAGATAGAAGTAAGAAGATAGAAGATAATAGAGTACGTAGGACGGCTACGCCGTCCAGTGCGCGCGCGAAGCCGCCAACAGAGGATGAAGCGATAGAATTTTTCACGGCCAACGGCAGCACAGCGCAGGAGGCGAAAAGCTATTTCGACTACTACAGCGCCAACGGCTGGAAGGTCGGCAAAAACAGCATGAAGGACTGGAAAGCCGCTGCCCGCAACTGGATTCGTCGTGCTGGAGAGTATAGCAACACAAGTAGCAAGCAGCCTATAAGCAAAGCAGAGGTTTCGGCAAATGCCTATACGCAAGCTACCGCAGTATTGAACAATTACAGGAGGTAAACCATGACAATCGAAGAAGTTACGGCATTGCTTCAACAAAACAATGCCATGTACGCAGGGAGAGTTCCGACTATTACCGTAGAACTGGCAACCGTGCAGATCGGTATTTGGTCGGCTACCCTTGCCGATGTTCCCGCCAAAGCGGCACAGGCTGCACTTGTGCGGGCGTTCACCGTCTGCCGTTACCCTGTTACGCTTGCAGATCTGTGCACCCAGCTGCATGCCATGCAGGCGGAAGCAGACCCGCCCGCTGGTTTACTATGGGACAAAATCACCACGGCGGCCCATCGTGCCCGCGAAAACAAAGGCTTGTACAGCTATACCGGCCGTACAGCAGATGGGCGCACTATTGCAGAAGCTGCCCGCGATGCGAACAAGGAAATTTTCGAGAGCTTGCCCGCGCCTGCCCGTGCATGGGTTGGCAAGCTGCAAACCCTGATTGAGTTGGACGGCGAAGATCAGACGGGCAAAGGCTTTCGCCGCCGTGACTTCGAGAAATTCTATCAGGAATACCAGGCTACACAGCCCCTTGACCCGGAAAAGCTGGCCGCACTACCCTGTGTGGCGTTTAACCCCTCGCTGGATACGGCCAACCGCCCACAGGTGGAAGCATGAGCGCAATAAAAAATGCCGCCACAGGTGCTCCAACACCTAAGGCGGCGGACGGTAAAACGCAAATCGTCAACCGCAATTTTACCGCCCTCTATTGTACCCGAAAATGGAGGAAAAATCAAATGAAAACTGAAAAGACCATCAACCTGACCGCCTACGTGGTGGAGTACATCGACCAGCGGGAGCCGAAGCCCCGCACCGTCCACACCCAGACCGTGGTGCTGGATGGCGGCAAGATCAGCGCCCTGGCCCGGCTGGACATGCGCCCGGCGGGCTGGATCACCCAGCAGTTTGAGCGGGACGGCTACACCGTGGCCAGCGTCCACAAGGGCGAGACCATCGCCGCGCACGTTGACCTGGCTGATCTGTGGAGCCAGACCGCTGCCCAGATTGAGCGCGACCGGCTGAAAGCCCAGCTGCAAGCCGCCCTTGCCCAGCTGAACCATGAAGGGACCGAGGTGGAAGCATGATCGCCCCGGCTATGTTGACCGCCCGTGAAGCGTATGAACTGATTCAACAGCCCTCACCATTGCCCGGCGGTACTTATTCGTTTTGCTATGATGTGCTTGACCTGTGGGGAGCCAAGCCGGTTGACAGCGACAGCAGCGCCAATCTGGTATTTATGCTTTCGTCCGTGTTCGCTGCTGGCATGGCGTACGCCAACCGGGAAGGAGGTGCCGCCGGTGCTGATCGGAACGTATAAGGGAAAGACCGTCCACTGCTTCAGCATCGGCGGAAAGGACTACTGTGTGCGGCGTGGGCGCGTGTTCGTGGCGGCCTGGAATAAACGCACGGGCGTTGTGGCCGTCTTGGCCCCGGCTGGTATGAGCTACCACCAGGCAGCGCTTGAAGCTGCCGCCGGTATGGAAAGGGGCGAATATATTTGAAAATCAAGATTACCTACACAGCAGCAGAAAAGGCCCTGTTTGAACGTACCCGGGGGGAGCTGCTGCAAATAGTCCCAGATACCCGCCAGCACACAAGCACCACCCCGGCTGGTGTGAACATCTGGTATTTATCCACTTGCAAAAAGACGCGTCCTGTGGTAAAATAAATATATCACAGAGTACCGCCAATAGGTAAGCCACACAGGCGCAGGGAAAGGTTAAAGCCTTTCCTTGCGTCTGTTTTTTTTGTGCGGTTAGCACTTCCCGCACAACAGGCAGCGGCGTTTTTTCATGGCGTTTCTGTTCTGGTTCGGAGGCAGACGAGTCCTTTAGGCTTTAATCTTTCCCTGTGTTTATGTGCCTTTATGCCCATAAAAACGGCTTGTTTTTATGCAAAAAGCGGCCGTTTTTGGCGGTATCTGCACCCCTGGGGGGAGTACCCCGGGGCCAGGGCCTGGCGACCTCGCCCTGTCCAGCGCCGATTTACACACAGGGCACTTTTTAGGCAGATGGCAGAAAGCTGCCGCTTGGCGGCTTATATATATTACGCTACGGCAGCGGTAAAGCCGGGAAAGGATAACACCATGCACGAAACTGTAAACCAGGAAGCAAACGGCACTGCTGCCGCACAGCAGGAACCGCGCACGTTTACACAGGACGAGGTCAACGCTATCGTGGCCGACCGCCTGACCCGTGAGCGTGCAAAGTATGCTGATTATGACGATCTGAAAGGCAAGGCAGGCCGCGCCGATGAAGCAGACAGCCGCGCCGCTGCATTGCAGCAGCAGCTTGATGCCATGAAAGCCGACAACGACCGCCGCGAGATGAAACAGCGCGTTTCGGCTGCTACTGGCGTACCGGAGGCTCTGCTGACCGGCGAGACCGAAGAAGCCTGCACAGCCCAGGCGCAGGAAATATTGAAGTTTTCCGCGCCTGCCTACCCCAATGTAAGGGATGGCGGAACTGCTGGCGCTATTGGGAATATCCCTACAGCACAGCGCCACACAACGGATTTGTCGCCCGCGTTTAGTCGTGGTAATAAGCATACACCCAAAAAACCACAAATTTTCCGTAGTTACTAAACGAGGTTATATATATGTCTGTTGAACTTACCACTAAATTTGCACCCCAAACTGACGAACTTTTTAAAGCCGAAAGCAAGACCTTTCTGCTGACCAACACCGATTACGATTGGACGGGCGCGCACGCTATCAAGCTGTACAAGATCAGCACCACGCCCATGAACGACTACGCCCGCAACCGCAGCGCAGCCCCGGAGGATAGTAGCGAATCTCTTTCCCGCTATGGTCAGTTGCTTGACCTGTCTGCTACCACCGAGGAGCTGCTGCTGAAGCATGACCGCTCTTTCATCTTCAACGTGGATCGCCTGGACGAAGACGAGACCCAGGGCCAGCTTGAAGCAGGCACCGCCCTGGCCCGTGAACTGCGCGAGGTGGTCGTGCCGGAGGTTGACACCAACGTGTACAAGGTCATGACCGACGGCGCAGGCACCAAGCCCGTCGCCGCTGCGCTGACCAAGTCGAATATTTACCAGGCTGTCCTTGCTGGCTCTCAGGCGCTGGACGATGCCGAAGTACCCGAGACCGACCGCGTCCTGATCGTCACCCCGGCCACCTATGCGCTGTTGAAACAGGCCGTTGAATTTGACCACACCGAGATTGGCGCAGATATGCGCGCCCGTGGCGTTGTGGCTATGCTGGACGGCGCTTCTGTGGTCAAGGTGCCAGCTGTGCGCCTGCCTGCCAAGTTTGGCTTTATGCTTGCGCATCCGTCCGCCACTGTGGCCCCGGTCAAGCTGGAAGATTTCGGCGTCCACAACGACACGCCGCTGTCCAGCGGTACGATCGTGACCGGCCGCGTCTGCTATGACGCGTTTGTGCTGGACAACAAAAAGACCGGCATTTATTACCAGGCTACCACCTGATTGTGCAAAGTGCCTGTTTGCGTGGCCTGATCCACGCCGGGCCGTGCCCGATTCAATAGCAAAATGCACAAAAAGCGCGCGGGTTTACAGCCTGCACGCTTTTCTTGTTTATAGGGGGATTCTATGGAGACAGCAACCAAAACCAGCGACCAGCAGGCAACAAACGCTGCACTTGCTGCCCTAGCCGCCACCGGCAACAGCTACGCCCTGGGCCAGCTGTGGGAGCTGAACAAGGGCCTGCTGCGCTCCATGTTCTGGAAGTGGTACCCGGCGCACAAGGCCCAGGCAGATGCCCACGGCCTGACCGCGGACGATTTCGAGCAAGAGGGCTTTTTTGCTGTCCAGCACGCTGCCCAGACCTACGACCCGGCGCAGGGAGCCTTTACCACCTGGCTGACCGCTGCCATGCAGCGCCAGATTCAGCGCACCTTGACCAACGGCCACGCCCGCACCGTGACCGGCGAGGACGGCAGGCAGCACACCACCAGCGCCGACCTGCTGAACCACTGCACCAGCCTGGACGTGCCCCTGGACGATGAGGACGGCGGCAGCGCTACACTGGGCGACCTACAGGAAGACCCGGCAGCAGCGGCCGAGCTGGACGCGGTAGAGGATGATCTATTTCGGGAGCAGCTGCGTGCGGCGATTGAAGAAGCCCTTGCAAAGCTGACCGACCGGGAAGCCGATGTACTGCGCCGCCGGTATTACCAGCAGCAGCCCTTGCGGGAAGTGGGCGAGGCCTACGGCGTGGCATGGAGCCGCGCGCAGCAGGTAGAAAAAGCAGCTATGCGCAAGCTGCGCCGCAATCCGGCGCTGTGCCGGTTTCACGATGAAGTTATACAGCACCATGCATACAGAGGAACAAGTTTTGGAAGCTGGCAGTACAGCGGCAGCGTGGAAGAGCACCTTGTAGAATACCTGGAAAGCAAGGGTGCGTATTTGCACGATGTTGTGTAAAATTCTTTACAAACGGGAATGAATCTGCTATAATAAGCGTAGGATGAGATTGCATTTGAAGTAGAGATTGTGCTGCTACGCGCCCATTGGGCCAAAAGAAATGCGGGAAGGGGCACACCCGCCAAATGCCAATCGATGGGGAACGGTTCAGATGCCGTTCCCCGTTCCTGTTGATAGATCCTTTATAGCACAGGTGCGGTAAACTGTGCGGTACAGCAAAAAGAAAGCACCTAAAAACTTACGTTCTTAGGTGCTTTTCTTTGGTGCGGATGAAGGGATTTGAACCCACACTCTTTTAAGGGAACTAGAACCTGAATCTAGCGCGTCTGCCAGTTCCGCCACATCCGCATATTCTGTTGTGCCCGTTGCCCGGGCGACGCATATTATTATAGCGGACACATACCAAATTGTCAAGCGTTTTCTGCAAAAAAGTATAACTTTCTGCGAGAATTTTACAAATATACGTTGTATCAACAAATAGCTCCTTAAGGTTTTCATGCTTGTACGCTGTTCGCGTACATTGATATTCTCTGCAAAAACATTTTTTCGACATTTTTTATCGTTCGTTCGGCAAAAAAAACGCAAAAACAACGTAGCCACATCAAAGCTCCTCTTGTTTTCCTGTTTTTATCCTTGTATAATGGGTACATTCGCGGTTCTGCTGTGCGGCAGGCTGCCGCGGGCATGGCACCTGCTGCCATGAAAAAACAAAAGAGGGAAGAGGATTTCATGAATTCATTCACTTCGGCAGTTAAATCGATTGCCAAAAAGTACAACGATACCAGCTTGATCCTGCGTATCGCCATCGGCCTTGTCATCGGCGCTGTGCTGGCGCTGCTCTGCCCGGGTGCCACCTGGCTGGAGGAACTCGGCAATCTGTTCGTCGGTGCCTTGAAAGGCATTGCCCCTGTACTGGTCTTCGTCATTGTCACCAGTGCACTGGCCCAGGGGTCGTCCAAGCTGGACCGCCGTTTCGGCACAGTCGTGTGGCTTTACATGCTGACCACCTTTATCGCCGCCACCCTGTCGGTCATCACTAGCATGCTGTTCCCACAGAATCTCGTTCTGGCCGAGGCCGCCACGGCTGACGTTATCCCCCAGGGTCTGGGTGACGTCCTACATACCCTGCTGGCCAACATCGTGTCCAACCCGCTCAGTGCCATTATGAACGGCAACTACATTGGCATCCTGATGTGGGCCTGCCTGTTTGGTTTGGCCATGAAGAGCATCGCCACGGACGGCACCAAAAAGTTCTTGTCAGATACTTCGGACGCCGTTTCGCAAATCGTGCGCTGGGTCATCAACCTGGCACCGTTCGGCATCATGGGCCTGGTTTTCACCAATGTGGCCAGCAACGGCCTGTCCATCTTTACGCAGTATGGCCGCCTGTTGCTGTTGCTGGTGGGTACCATGCTGCTGATGGCTCTGGTCATCAACCCGCTGATCATTTTCATTTATCTGCACTGCAACCCGTATCCACTGGTTTTCCGCTGCCTGCGCGAGTCCGGCCTGACGGCTTTCTTCACGCGCAGCTCAGCTGCCAACATCCCCGTCAACATGGCCCTGTGCGAGAAGCTGGGCCTGGATAAGGACGTCTACTCCGTTTCTATCCCGCTGGGCGCTACCATTAACATGGACGGCGCCGCCATCACCATTACCATTATGACGCTGGCCGCCGCCAACACGCTGGGCATGCAGGTTTCCGTGCCTGCCGCTGTCCTGCTTTCCATCGTGTCTGCTCTGGGCGCCTGCGGTGCTTCTGGCGTGGCCGGTGGTTCGCTGTTGTTGATTCCTATGGCTTGCTCGCTGTTCGGCATCTCCAATGACATTGCCATGCAGGTCGTTGGTGTTGGCTTCATCATCGGCGTCATTCAGGATTCCGTCGAGACGGCCCTGAACTCTGCCGGTGACGTTGAGTTTGCCGCCACCGCTGAGTATTATCAGTGGCGCAAGACCGGCCGTTCGCTGCCGGATTTTCTGGTTGGTAAAAAGTAA